ATAAGCTCAGCCGCCTTGCGGCCAGCCTCAGCACGTTGAGCAGCAGTAAGCGCTTCCTCACCGTCGTCAAACAAACTTATAATTTTTTTGATTCCCGCCTTAACTGCACCACCCTTGTCATAGCGTGCAGCAAGTTCGTTTAGGCTGACTGGGCCACCGTGGGCCATGCCTTGTGCTGGTGGTTGTAAATTTTTCAGCAGAAGGTCGTCGTACTCTTGCTCGGTCAAGTACTTTTGGTCAAGGCCAATATTGTCCCAACCAGCTCCACGAATGGCATCGGCACGTATCAAGCCAGCGTTCTTTAAGTCTTTAACTTCAGACCAATTGCCACTCTTGACAAAGTCTTGAATCTGTGGCATGTACTCTGCCTCGGGCTTTTTGTTTTCCACGCCTTTGATCTGAAGAATTTTTTGAGGAAGTTCGCCAACTTGCTCGTTGTAAATGTCGTCTACGTGTTTATAAAGTTCGTTCTGAAATTTTTCTCTTTGAACGCCATCCCAGTTTCTGGTAAGTTGGGCTTCAGTTTCTGGGGTCAAGCCCATTCTGCGTTTGGCTTCATCCATAACGCTTTTGTAATCAATGCCAGCGGCTTTAAAATCATTCACACTTGCATTTTTCTGTGACTCAACCTCAATCGTCACATGCGGCTTACCCTTTGCATCACGCAAAGAATAGATTTTTGTCTGGCCCGACGCAACGCTTTCGCAGTAACCACCGACGCAATGCTTCATGATGTCGCCTTCGTACTTGAGGGCGTCTTTGAGTTCGGTCTCCCGCTCGATGCGAAACTTCTTGACCGCTTCATCCCATGCTTTAGGCTCCAAACCGCTAATAGACTGCTCGAACTCATCGGGGTTACGACCCTTAATCTGCTTCCACGCCAAGCCCTGCTCGGGGTATTCCTTAACGGTCACCACGGCTGCGTTGTTGGCCTTAGCCAAATCAGCTTCAGCTTTCTGTGTGGCACGCCATGCGTCAATGTCGGCCACTTGATTGACAATGTCGGGCACAGTCTTCTTGGGCAAGTCAGAATACTTGAGCAGCAAGTCAGCCGGTAAACCGCTATTAGGATTGAGCGCGTTGCGTAGCTCGTCGCCCAAGTGCTCAAACCCCAATTCATTCAGGCCATATCCGGTGTACGTCGGCGTTTCGGGCGGCACCTTAGCAAGCCACGGGTTGTCTTCTAATACTTGACCACCATAGCCAGAACCAAAGCGTTTACCCGCAGAGCCAACGCCTATGGCCTCGTCAGAAATCTGCTCCCAATTTTTAGCTTCTTCACTGACACCCATACCCTTTGCAGGAAAGCCAGCACCGCTACGCTTTCCTGCAAGCTCTTCTGGCTCCCAACGACCACCTTGAGGCATTCTTGCGTGCAACGCCTGCCGAGCCTCAATCAAGTCCCTAGCCTTTTCCGCAGCAATGACATCTTGCCTGTGGCGGGTTAAAAACTCCTCGGGCACGCCCCGCTCTGCCATGAGCTTCTGAGTCTTTGCGTTCAGAGCCTTTAGCTTAGCGTCAGCCTGTGCTAACAGCTCAGGCTTCTTAGCAGCCCACTGCTCGGCCATGGCACGCAAAGGATCATCCGGCGTTGCCATCTCGTTGCGCACGTAGGACTTGAGTGTCTTGTCAATCCATGAGTTGACTGGGTCAATGGGTATTAGCGGCTGTTTGGTCTCGCGCAAGAACATGTTGGCCGTGTCAATTGCAGGAATAAAAGCAAATTCGCGGTTTTGATCTACCTTGCCTTTAAGCCAATCTTGGTAACCGGTTCCAAGGTCCGCTTGGTCGCGGACAAATTGGTTGTAGTCAGCCTCTTCAATCCTAGAGTTCCGCAGCGGTCCGGTTATCCGCTCGGGCTGTGCGGCCAACCAGTTGCCACCCTTGGGCTTGACAACGTACATAGGCTTGGCCGCTTCAGGCACCAACCGTGCAAGCGGTCCGCTGCTGTCAAGTATGGCGCGGTTGAGTTGCTCACCGGCATACCGTGCCCCCGCCTTGCCACCCTTGCCAACAACCTTGCCAGCAGTAATCAAACCTGCACCACCAGCCAAGCCACCAGCCTCAGTGAACGCGCTGCCTATTGGCGTCTGCTCTAGCTCGCGCATCGGCAGCACCTTGCGGAAGTACTCAGAGCCGGGAAGGTACGACTGCTCGCTGACGCCGGGTATCAGCATGCGGCCCAGCCCCTCGATGTCGCCCGGCAACCCGAGTGTGCCAGCAACATAACCCCGCAACGCGCTCAGTGGTGCATTGGCCGAGGCCGTGCGATCTTGTTGTGACTCAGGCCTGCGCCCCGCTGAGCGGTAGCCAACATAGGGGCGGGAGAGGTCTTGTTCAGCCATACGTCACCATTTAACTTTGTCAGCCCAGTATGCCGCAGACTCCTTGCCCTTGGCAATATTCTTTGCGTGCCGCGCCTTAAATGAATCACGCTTGGCCGTCATACGCTCTGACTCGCCCTCCTTGGGCTTACCGGCTGTGCTCGCGCCCTGCTCACCAAACCGGATGACTTTTTCCTTGCCATCGACCTTGGTCTTCACAACGTGAGACTTGGTCGGGTGGCTCGGGGTGCGCCGTGGTTGGTTCAGCGGCAAGCTGGCCTTGTCAACGCGCTGCGTCATTTCTTTTTCGCGGCTCGCATGTTGTCAACAAGGTTTGGGTAAGGACGGCCTGCGCTCTTTGCCATAGCTTTGGCCGATGACTTGAGCTTAGACGATAGGGGCTTGCTCTCGCCCAGATCCTTGGGCCGTGCTTTATCCCAGACTGGTTTTTTAGGCTGCATATGGATTTATCCTCGGTTTGTTAGAGATGCGAACTTCGTCGATATCTTTTGCTTGAGGTAACTCAAACCATCCATCATTTTTGAGAAAAATGATAGCTTGCGTAAACGTGTCAACATAATCATCGTGCTCCGCTACTGGGAACTTGCCCAGTTGTTTGAGGAAAGATGCCGCCCAGCTCACGGGTTGGCCGGGGTTCTTGCCGGACTCCGGCACCCACAGCATACCCAGCTCCAAGGTCGGCGCAGCTTGGTGCGCCCGTGATACCTTGTCCGCTTGTCCCGGATTATATCCCACGGCAGGCACCTTCGCCAAGCGCAAGTCCTGAAGTAATGACTGACCACTTGCCTTGGCCTCGACCAATATCCGGTCAGGGCGTCTGGCTCGTGAGTACGGCGAGTCCTTGGTCATGCCCCCGTACTCAGTCGTCCAGTCCTTGATTGCCTTGGCTCTCAGGTCAGGGTAGCTCAGGTGCTCGTCCCATGCGTCAATCAGCATGGCGTTGCGCTCGCCCTTGTGCGTAAACATCGCCCAGACCGAGCAGGCAGTCGGGTCACCCGTGGTCTTCTCGGTGAACGCGCAGTCATACGATTGCAGGATGTACTCAAACGGCGGCAACCCTGACTTGGACGGCCAGAGCTTGAAGTGCTGGGTCTTGAGTATCCCGCCCTCGCTCGGGGTCGGGTCCTGCTGCAACTGACCGGCGGTCCCGTACGTGCCGAGCAGTTGCTTGAGCGTTGTGATCTCGGCTGGGCCAAACCGTTCAGGGCAGATCAGCTCGCCCTTCTTCTTGCGGGGGTCGTACGCCCCGAGCTTGGTCTTGCGCACCTTGCCGTCGTACTCGGCGGGTATGCAAATGTGCTCCCAACCCTTGATGTCGTCAATGATGTGGCCGCTGATGTCCCGCTCATGCAATCTTTGCATAACGGTAACCATGGCGTCCGTCTTAGGATTGTTGAGCCGAGTCGACCACACCATGTCGAACCACTCAAGGTCAGACTCCCGCATGACCTCGGACTGCGCTGCCTGAGCACCATGGGGATCGTCAAGGATAAGGCGGGAGCCGCCCTCACCCGTTGCCGTGCCACCAACTGAGGTAGCCAGCCTGTAGCCTGTCTTGTCGTTCTCAAAGCGCTGCTTGGCGTTCTGGTCACCGGCAAAGGCGAACATGTAACCCCAGCGCTGCTGGTACCAGTTCGATTGCAGCAGCCGCCGTGTCTTTAGGTTGTCGCGGGTACTAAGGTTGCCAGAGTACGAAGCACACAGAAACTTCTGAGCAGGATCAGTGAGCCATTCCCACGCAGGCCACATGACCGAGACGATGGTTGACTTGCTATGCCGTGGAGGAATGTTGATGAGTAACCTGTGGATATCTCCAGAGCTGACGGCCTCAAGGTGCTCACATATCGCCTTGATATGCCAGCTCTCAATGAACGGGATGCCCGGCTCTACCACGTGCCAGCTCTGCTTGACGAACTCGTACAGCGAACCCGACGCCGAGCGGCGCTCCTGCTCACGCTTGATGAAGTCAAGCATGACCGCTGGACTCAGCGGTGCATTCACGTTGTGCGACCCGCCTTGGTCAGCAGGCGGTTCATGTTCTCTAGCTCCTCGTCGCTCAGGTTCTTGAGGTCAACTGCGGCCATAGCAATCGGGCCACCGTTGGCTCCAGTGTGCTCTTGGGTCAGCTTGTCGCCATAGATCTTCGGCAGCATCTTGCTGAGCATCCACTTGCGGGTATCGATCTGGACCCGCTTGTGGGCGATGACGTCGTTGTTCAGGGGCATCAGCACCGTCTTGAGCAGCGGCTCACCAGCCTCGTCAAACACCGGCTTACCGTCAGGGTCCAGCTCTTGGATGGTCACCCACTCGTAAGTCTTGTCCGACAGCGCGATGATCTCGTCGGCCAGCTTGAGGTAACCGATTTCCCTTGCGCGTGCGTAGTGTTTACTAACTTCCGGCTCAGTCTCCACCCACTTGAGGAAACCAGCGGGAGTTGGCATGTCTTCGTCTTTGGAGCAGATATCAGCAAGCGAGCGTCCTTTTTGGAGTTCGGTGCAAATATGGGCGGTAACCTTGTCGTGGTCGTACTGCCGGATGGATGGGCGCGGAACACCCTTGCCACCTTGGTTATTGATTTTGATTTTGGTCATGAGTCATTGTCCTTCAAATTAATTGTTCGCGCCAGTTTCATGGCGTCCTTGAAATCCAGCCTAAGTTGCTCGTTGGCGTCCTTTTCTTGAACAAGCGCCAGATAGCATTCTTCGGCAAATTGCGCCAGCGTATCGATACGCCATGTTTTGAAATCTGGCAAATCTTTCTGATCTTTCATGTTAGTTATCGCTCACTTCTAATTTATAAATTTACCCTAAATTTGCGCCGCATCGATGCCCCCTAACCCCCTCACCCTATAGGTGTGAGGGGAGGGGAGGGGGCTTTTCGAGCGTTTTGCCCCCTAACCCTGATATGCCCCCTAGGGGGATTCAGGGGGCTAGGGGGCTTCATTTCTCTTCTCCTTTTCGCATCAACATGGCGCTGGCTTGGACCTCATCCACAACAATCCAGCCATGCTCAAACGGTGAAATGATCTCGGCAAGGACCAGCGATCCGATCAACTTATCTGGATAGGCAGCGGACAGATCGTTCTCAATGGTGCGTGGTTTGCGGCCATCTGCGGTCAACTTGTCCTTGAGCGCCGACCTGCTTACATAGGGTAAACCACTACGAGTTTCAGCACCTGTGCCCCACCATGAATTCTCAAATGCCTTGCGGTTGGCGTCAATTTTGGATTCTTTTTTAGGGGACTGAGGGGTCTGGGCTATGACGATGACGGCGCTGGTGACGGGCTGGTCGTCTTCGTCGCGCCAACCGGGGATGGTGACCTGCTGAAGCTCAACGTAGACGGTCTCGGCCATTTCAGCGTCCTTGGACTTGCGCTGGATGACCTGCATGGGGTAGTCGTCCTTAGCGGGGACGATGCTGATCTCGATGTCCAGAGCGCCTCGCCACGCGCTGGAGCCTCGGGCGCGGTGCTGGGCCTCCTCGGATACGCCTGTGTGGTGGACTAGGATGACGGAGCAGTCGAACTCTTGCATGAGGGAGTTGCAGGAGTCGAGCATGGTCTTGGCGTCTTGGGCGCTGTTCTCGTCTCCGGCCAAGAACCGGTGCAGGGTATCGACGACGATGACGTTGGGCCTACAGGACAGGGATCGGATGTGCTCGATTACCTTGAGGTAGCCGGTTGGGGTGTTGAGGTCGCAGCCGTCTTTAGAGAGCCACATGTTGAGCTTTCCGGCCTTATTGTGGTGCTTCCATGCGGCGACTCGGCCACGTAGACCGTGGTGGCCCTCACCGGCCAGATAGACGACGTTGCCTTGGCGCACCTTGTGGCCTGCCCAACTCTCGATGCCGCTTGCCATGCGCAGGCACCAATCGAGCACTACGAAGGTCTTGCCGCCGCCAGACGGTCCGTGGACCATGACCAAGGCTTGGGACTGGATCCAGCGCTTGACCAGCCACGAGATGGGGCTAGGTTGGGAGCAGAAGTCGTCGGCTGGGACGAGCCAGTCGTCGGCTGTGGGCATGAGCAGGCTGGCTAAATCGTTGCCGGATTGAGCGTAGTCGTTGGCGTCGCCCTCGGTGGGGATCATGACCATGCGAGCGCCGTGCTTGGCTGAGGCCTGCTCTGCGTAGCGCTGACCGACGCCGGACTTGTCGTGGTCGGCCACGATGACGATGTCCTGAGTTGCGCCATGCATTTGCCTAAGAATACCTGTAACGGGGACTAGGTTGCTGGCGCTGTAGGCAACGGCGACGGGCCTGTTGGTGGTCTCGTGAATGGTGGCTGCGGTGGCAAAGCCCTCGGCCACGTAGAGCGTGCCTAGCTCGTCTAGTGAGCCTAACAT